TAAACTATGCAAGAGAAGTAGTAAAAGACCCTTGCAATTCTAAATGGGTAGAACGTAGAAAATTGACTGATGCTTTTGATATGGGTGTCGAATATGCTAAACGCTATCTTAATTGTGGTTAACACCTATATAAACGCAATATTTTTTTGAATAATACGCTTTTATGTGCCATAAAATATTGTGTATTGTTATTTTAATTCTAAGGCGTTTGCGAGTTACATACCAACTGGGGGAATAATACGTAAACCAAACTACTTAGCACTAATTTAATCACATGACTTTTTGGTGAAATATGATCTGATGATATTCGTGTCATGCAATGGTCAGAAATACCACAAGTCATATCTAGGAAACTGTCTGGCAGATCTCTGAAGGTACAGTCGAGGTCTATAGATCCATTCAGTAATACTACAGATGCACTGAAGCTACTCAGCATCATGGAGAGTAGCAATAATGGTGTGAATCCTTACAATGCTAAGGGTATCCCAGCCATATTTTACTGTATCAATCTGATCACGGACATGATAGCCTCATGTCCAAAATCCATACGAAGGCGACTACCTCAAGGATCTGAGCTGGCTCTGGATCACAATCTACAATACATGATCAGTGCCAGACCATCAGAGAGGATGACTGCTATACAGCATGAGAAGATAGCTGTGGCCTGGATGTATATCTATGGCAATAGCTATGAGCGCATACATAGAGATCCTTATGATGGCAAGGTGACAGCTATCGAGCTGTGGCATCCTGGCAATGTAGAGGTGAAAGAGATAGAGGCACATGTGCCTATGGAGGATGGGAGTACGAGGCTGGTCAAAGAGATCTGGTATAAAAACCATAGGACAGCAGAGAGTGTGCCATACACTGACATGATACATATCATGGATGAGGTGGAGAATATGGAGGATCTGAAAGCTGTGTCACGATTTATGGTGACAAGGAAAGCAGTGAGTACGGATCTGAGGAGGAGATCTATGGTAGACAACATGTACAAGTCTGGCTTATTCCTGGCTGGCTGGATCAAGTGGGCTGGAAAGCTATCTGATAGTGATGCTAATAAGCTGTCTGACAGGATCAGGAAATGGTATGGTGGTGTCAAGAATACAGGTAAGATCCTGGCACTGGAGCATAATGCTGAATTTAAGCAGCTGGATCTACCTTTTAAAGACTGGCAATTTGCAGAGCTGAGCGACCTATCTCTCCAGGAGGCAGCTCTGATCATGGGTTTGAAGCCTGGACACCTGGGCAATAAAGACAGTGAGAGCTACAATACTCTGGAGCAATACAACAAAGAGCTGTGGCAGTCTCCTGTAAATGCTCTTGTGATGAAGAGGCAACAGGAATATAACCACAAGATATTTTTCGAGAATGAGCGAGGAGTGCTATTTGTCCACTACGACTCTACCCATGTGCTTATGGCTACAGCTAAGGAAAGAGGAGAGCTGTACAGAGCCATGATGGGTGCTATTACTCCTAATGAGATCAGAGAACGTGAAGGCTTTAATCCTATAGAGGGTGGTGATGAGCCACTGGTGCAGCTAGGCTTTACTACGCTGAGCCATACTATGAAAGGAACAAATTTAAAGGCTTCCAGGAAGGTAGCCATCTAAATCAAAAATTAAAACTAGAAGCTGATGAAAAGGAGCTTTCATAAAACAGAAGTAAGGGCTATAAGTGATGGCAAGTTTGAGATCGTGATCTCAGGTGAAGCTGTAGATAGGCACAGGACTGTTCTCACAGCAGACGAGTGGGAGCTAAAGGATTATAACGGTGTATTCTACTGGATGCACAGTACATTCAGTGATGATCCAGATGTGGCGTTGGGAGAGTCTAGAATATTTTTTGACAATCGGTTTATGGTAGCTGAAGCTGAGTGGCCTGAGCGAGGTCATAACCTGCTGGCTGATAAGGTTAGAGGTCATGTGGAGAGAGGCACTATAAAGATGGCGAGTGTGGGATTTGCTCCTATGGAAGCTGGGAGAATGGGAGATCCTGAAAAGGGTGAGCCAGAAGTATATCACTATGGGAGACGAGAGCTGCTGGAGTGGAGTCTGGTGCATGTGGGATCATACAAACAGGCATTTAAAAGAGATGTGGATGACACGAATAATTACATAAAAAACGAACTGAAACGGCTAGATCCAGGTGAAGGGATTGCAGCTGATGACATAGCTAAAGGAGGCGTGATAAAGATGGGTGATCAAGGATCAAGAGTAATACATCCTAGTGTCGGGGTCGCTCGATGTAGGTATTACCATTTTTTAAATCAAAATTAAAATCGCAATGAAATCTTTAGCGGAATTACGACAGGAAAGAGCGACGAAACTCGACGCTTACAAGGCATTATGTGATGCAGCAGAGGCAGGTGAAAGAGCCTTTACGGATGATGAACAGACCAGGTTAAGAGCACTAGAGGCTGAACTGGACGAAAAGACAGGCACTCTGGCACTAGCTATCAGAGCAGCTGAGAAAAGAGAGGCCATATTAGGTCAGAGAGCAGCCAGTGAAATGAATAATCCACCAGCTGTGATACCAGGAGCTGCTGCAACAGGAGGAGAGCAAGGTGAGCAAAACAGGATTAAGAAAAGATATTCTTTTCTGAAAGCTGTGCAGACGAGGTATAATGGTCAGACTCAGACAGGAGTGGAGCTGGAGATGCACCAGGAAGCAGAGAAAGAAGCCAGAGAGCTGAAGCTCAATCTGCCATCCAGAGCATTTCACATTCCTAGTGTATTTATGACTCCATCGAGTGAGCAGAGAGCACTAAACGTGACTACAGCTACAGAAGGGCCCGAAGTTGTGGCTAAGGATCTGTCACAAAGATTGGTAGACCCATTCTTACCTGATTTAGTAGTGTCAAGATTGGGGGCTAGAACGATGTATGGACTACAAGGGAATGTAGAAATTCCGCGTGATAAGGACTATCTGACTGCCACCTGGGAAGGAGAGTTTGGCGGTACAACTGAGACAGAGCCGAACTTTGATAAAATCTCTCTATCTCCTAATCGACTTTCAGCAAAGTCATTTTGGGGAATGCAGTGGGCTATCCAGTCAAGCATCAGTGCTGAGTCATATATGAGAAGAAAAATCATAGAGTCTATTCAGATCAAGCTGGATGCTACAATTTTAAATGGCTCTGGTGCTGGCAATGTGCCTACAGGCATCTTGAGTCAAGGCATAACTAATGTAGCGATAGGAGTTAATGGTGGTGCTATCACATGGGATAAGCTGGTAGAGGTGATGGTCGCTCTTAAGGATGACAATGCTGAGCAGGGTAGACTGGGATGGGTTACTACACCTGGCGTGTGGGGAGAGTTGATGACGACTCCAGTAGATGCTGGATCTGGAATATTCTTATATGACAAGTTTGCTCCAGGGAGAACATTTTATACGACCACTCATATGCCTAGTGATGGTACAAAAGGAACTGGCACAGCTCTAAACTCATTGCTATATGGAAACTGGGGAGATCTTACGATAGGTCAGTGGGGTGGAATGTCTCTATTGGTAGATCCGTACACTGTAGCTGATGATGCTCAGATGAAGATCATCGCACATAGCTGGTGGGACTTTATCGTAGAGAGGGAGAAGAGTTTTGTGTCCATTACGGATATAGACTTAACTGCATAATACGTGTAAGGTATTAAAGTCACCCACTTTAATGCCTTCACGAACAGTAGGATGGGTGTTAATGCTCATCCTACTTATTTATTAATTGGTAGTAAAAATAAGATGGCAAAGAAGAAAAAATTAATCGTGAAGAAGCCACTGATAGGAGCTTTCGGTATTTCTAATTATCCAGGAGATTATGTTGATATAAAAGATAAGGAGCTGAAGGAAGAGATGTTGGTGAAGGGATATATCGAGGAAGAAGAGAAAAAAGAAGAGACAACGGCTGAGGCTGGGGTTGAAGAGTAACAGACATTACGGATAGACGGTAAAAGGTAATCTGACAATGAGAATTAAGCGACTGACATATATTGGAGATCCTATACTGAGTTTAGATGAGGCGAAGTCCTATCTGAATAGGGAGGGATTTGCTGGTGATGATAACGATATTACTCGACTCATCAAGGCTGCTCAGGGTATGCTGGAAGCTAAGACGAGCTTATTTATACAGAAAGGAACTGGTGAAGGATATGCTGGAGGGTGGTATGATCAGGCTGGAGGATGTCATGAGTTTGGCAGATTGCCGATACTGTCTATAGATAAGGTAGAGTATAAGGCTGAGGATACCACTGATTATACAGTGCTGGGAGAAGCTAACTATGAGCTGGACGATACCCATCTGATACCGATGCTGGCCTATGTAGGTGATGTAGATCTGCCTAACCTGGCTACTGATCAGATCAAGCAAGTGAAAGTAGGGGTGACTATAGGACATGAAGCTGCTGACAATACTATAGAGGATCTGAAGCAAATGGTAGCCTGGTTAGTG